GAAGCTCCTGTTCCTAAAATAGATGGAACATATAGACTTGCACCGTAAGCTGCATTGTTTGATGAACTAACCGTGACCAAAGGCAAAGAATCGTTTGTATACCCCATGCCACCTAATGGATATTTACCTGTTGGTTGATAAGTTACTTGTGTGATTGTTCCATTGATATTAACATTAACAGAAGCTTTAGCTCCATACCCGTGGCCACTTGTAAAAACAATCGTATCGCCATTGGCATAACCTAATCCACCAGAAGTTATCTGTATTGGTGCTAAAATACCAATATGTGAAAGGTCCATATAAGTACTTGCTGTTTTATCTAAGTATCCAGATATTGCTGTGATTTTTGGTACTTTTGTATAACCACCGCCACCATTTGTTAATAAAACTGATGAAATTGGATAAGTTGGATAGTTGGCAAACGTGAAGGCATCAGCAAGTCTAACATTTACTACATTAGCTGTACTAAAATTTGAAGAATTTATTGTAGCCGTATTCTGAAATAAAATATCATCTGTCGGAACAAAAGTTACGTTTGCTTCATAGTGAATATCTGGATTTACAGTAGATATTATAGCATTTGCGCCGTGTCCTGTCGTGTCAGAAGTATCATCCGTAAATATAATAGAGGAATTAGGAGAAACTGTGTATCCGTAACCTCCCTTCCATACATCTAATGTTTGTATTGAACCTGTCGTTACCGTTCCAACTACAGCAAGAGCACCGTGGCCGTTTGCAGTATTCAATCCACCATAAACAATAACTGGATCTCCAGCATTATAATAACTTCCACGATTATTAGGATCAATTTTAATCGAACTAATTTGGCCTACAATTTTAGCTCTTAATACTTCCGAACCTGTTGTTCCAGCAGGCACCTCTACACCATTTAGAAAGTAAACATCTTGGTTTCTATTGTTTACAACACGAATAAACTCACCAGATTGAAATAACTTTTCAATATTTGATATAAAAACTTCTGTTTTATTACCAGCCAAAACTGAATTTTCAACAATAGCAATTGATTTGGTTGTCTCACCAAAAATCCTATAGTTATTGATATTTAAAAAATTGACATCGGATGTTGCAAGTTTTAAACTTTTTGATACATACCAAGTACCATCAGATGCTCTTAATACCGAATCTTTTTTATAATATACATCAAAATCAGAATTGTAAAGGACCCTAAACAAAAATTGATATGATGCAGGTGTTCCCTTAGACTTGTATAATTGTCTAGCAAATTTAACGGCTGTTGCTTTACTGATTAAAGCGTCTTGTGGAAAATATTGTAAGAAATCGTTGATAAAATAATCAATAAAATCATTTGTCGTTCTATCAATATCTTTATAATTTAAAAGATTCTGAGCTCTGTCCGATACATTGCCTTCTGTTTCCAACCACTCATAGTAAGCCTGAACGAATGATACAAAATTATCATAGTCAGGATTTTCCCGTATAAAAGCGGGAAGTTGGGAAGGAATTAATAAAGATGTTTTTTGACCGTTAGATATCATGATGTCTTAGCGTTAACGTTGACAATAACTGCATTCGGATCATAAGGATCAATCGTAACAATTCTATTGCGTGATGAAGAAACGATTGTTGTTGTTGGATTAACTGTCAGTGTTAATTGCCCCAAAGCATCATCTATTGCAAAAGGATTAAAATCTTTTAATGTTATAATACCATTTGCGTAATCTATTGTTCCAATATTATTATTCAAATATACTTTACCATAAGTTGTATCGATGTAATACAAACCCAAAGTACCATATTTTCCTTTTAGATTAACAACAACTGATCCTAAATCACCGGTTGTTTCGTTTTGATTAGAACGAGTTACTGTTGCGTAAGCTGTTGTATAGTTATTACCAGAATTGGTAACATTAACGGCTGAAATAGAACCTGTTGAATTCAATACGGCTGTTGCGGTTGCGCCTGATCCATCACCAATGATTGTAATAGTTGGTGGTGTCTGGTAACCATAACCTGGATTCAAAACAGAAATCGTATCTACACCTTCTGTTGCAACTGGTATTTCTTCTATGAAGACACCATCAATAACTGTACCTGTATTATTCAAATATTGAAGTGCTGGAGAACTACTAACACCGCTTAAGAACGAACCCTTTTTAATTGGAACACCAAAATAAAAGGTATATGTGGTAGAACTATTTAAATTTGGATAAAATTTCTTCTGTAACTGAACAGTAAGTTCATTTGCTAGAATTGATGTGTCAGAGTTTTGAATCTGACTAACCAAATCAGAAGAAGAAAAGGTTGAATTGAATGTGTTTAAATTTTTAGATGAGAAATTGGCAACTGTTGCTTTAACTATATTGGAAATATTGTTAGCTGTGTACGTTGTTCTCTTTGCATCATACAATACATTTGCTATAACCTGAACATAGGTATAATCAGGATCAACAATTGTTGGTTCAACGGTCATTATCGATATTGGTTTAATAACATTATTGATTAACCTTTGTTTTTGTGTATCGGTTAATGAATATCCACCTGTTGGCTTTAATGCAACAAATACTTGACCGTATACTGGAGGAACGTTTTCTTCTCCGCCCCATACATTAACAGCATCAAGATGTATATCTAGACTATTTTGTTGTATCAATGTGATGTAATCTTCTTTAGTCACAGCACGGTTCTGAGCTGCATAAGATTTTGGTGCTTGATACTTAATAGAAGCAATCGATTCTTTTGTACCACCTTGTGAAGCAGCCTGTATAGGAGCAACATTTGCTGTTGTAAAAGAACCAATATTATCCATCAACACAAAATTGTTGGCACCAGCCGCAGAAGTACCACTTGTTGAGATATAAGATAATGAAACAACGTTACCGTCACTCAAATGTTGGCCTAAAATTCCATCGCCAAAATATATCTCATAATTGCCATTCAAACTTTCTTGTAAAAAGTATACCTTAGATGTTGGTGTCAAGGTCAAATAATCTACAGCCGGTTTGTAAATGTCAAAAGATGTGTTACTTGAAGATTGTTGTACCGTAACCTTCAAGGTTGCAGTATCAATATTCGCATCAGGTATTTGAAATAATTGGTTGGGATTACTTGTATTGTTGACCGTATAAGTGTATGTGGCACTAATACCTTGTTTCAATTGGATATTGTTGAAATTGGCGACACCATTCACCACATTAACTGTTGTTGAGTCTGTTGTAATAAAATTATAGTTAACACCATTCACCGCTTCAGAAGAAAAATTGGTGTATTGTGGTAAAGTAAATGTTGGATTTGTTACTCCATAAGCATTAAAATTGATGTATGCTGAAGGAGCGGTTGCTGATTTAGGTGTATAATCCAAAACTTTAGCTTGAGAAACAACAGAACTTCTTTGAAGTGCTGAGTCTAAGAACATCTCATTAGCCACCATATTTAAATAGTAGGCATTATATTGTGTATTATAGGCTAAAAGGTCAAGCAAAACCGACAAAGAAGAACCTTGAAAATTATAATCTTTGAATTGGTCTTGTGATTGGAGATAGGTAATAAAGTTAGACTTAATACTATTAAAATCTAAATCTGTTACCTTTATATTTGTATTTGAAGATGCCATTACCTTGACCTTTGGAGAAATAGGTTTACTGTCGTTGGTGTTGTATTGTTTCCAATATAGAACTGTATTCTAGCTGTAAAAGATACTCCGTCTGTATTTGGAGAAACGGTAATACTGTCAATTGAAGCTCTTGGTTCAAAATTTCGAATAACATTTTTTATTTCATCAGACAATAAACCAGCAGTTAAATTGTTTACTGGTTCAAATAACAACTTGTCTATATTTGAACCTAGATTAGGTTGAAATGGTCTTTCATAAAAATTAGTCGAAAGTAGATTACGGACCGAAGCTATTACCGCTTGGTCATCATATCTTAGAGCCACATCATTAGAAACCGGTAATCGGTTGAATGTTAGGTCTATATCTGAATATAATTTTTGTAGTTGTGCCATTCTTTATTTATAGAGCCTAGGAGTAAATGCGCTTTTTGGAATCTTGGATACCGTCCGGACTTTTTCGGAGGCCGGCAAGGATTTCGAAATTTCCGGTTATTGATTAATTCTTGATTTAATCTTTGGTGTACCGATATATGTATTGAGTAATAATCCTTCTGTATCACCTAGATTCGTAAATTGTTTGGTCGTATTGTAGTTATTGATTAAATTTTGTAAATTCACATAAAAGGTTT